ATTGGTCAACACCTTTCCTGAACACAATAGGCAGGAACTCCCGACGCATTAGCTTATAAAGCGCGTCATGTGCGGCTGAAGGAATCATAGTGCTTTTAGTGTCAATCGTAGGGCCGCTTGCACCATCCCAAGCAAAGCCGACTTTTAAAGTTAATACTCCGTCTGACTCAAGGCGTATGTCCCACGTGTCAATGTACTCCTGTGGATAAATAGTTGTCTGAACTGAGAAGGCTTCCTCTATTTGAAACTTGTAACCCTTGGTGAATTTCATTAGAACCTCTCTGATATAGTTAAATGACAAATATCGCGAACACTGTTCATAAGGTCGTTTAACGCATCCTTTGACCGATGAACAGCCCTTTCACTTTCTATGTAGCCTGTATAAGTCCCTATAAGAATACAGCCCTTAGTGTCTTTTAACGTGTTACCATAGTGCATTGATATATTCTCTCTGCCATGTACGTTATGAACTGCAAGACAGGGACACAGGTATTTTTCAGAATCATATCTTTTACAAATGTACTGGCCTGTAGGAATACAAGATACCGCACGTTCATTGTCCTTCTTAGGTAGTTCAAGTGTTACACAGAATAACTGCTTGTCTAACAACAATATTCCTACTGTTCCAGAAGGACTTGTCTCGACTCTAATTAGTTCAATAAACTTCATCGTATACCTCGTTACGTTATTAAAACGCATATATCGTTAAATACAGGCGCTTTAGGTAAATGTCAATCTTTATTATGATAATAATAAAATATCTTCAATACGCTTATTCCGCATCTTACAGTCCATGATGAGTTAGACGTGTCGTATAAAGATAACAAGGCAGGTAACTCAGCATTAAAAGAACTTACTGTAACAATGGAACAAGCAGTGGAATTTAATGTTCCACTGCTTGTTGATTGTCATACAGGAAGGAATTGGGCAGAGGCGGATTAGTCCGTTATGTAAGAATGATTAACGTATATTTTAAATGCTGTATCAACCCTTGATTCATCTATTACTTCCAAAGCTCCTGCATCCGTAAAGTTAACTAAAGCTGCGAAAGCTGATCCAGCCGCAAAGACAAGATTTGGTTGTTCTATCCCACCATCCCCATGATCCCTAAGAGCAAAAGGAGAAAAAGTCGTTACTGGTCCTGAGTTTAAAACAGCAAAAGGAAGAGCTATTTGCAATTGCCCACTTGGCGCACTTTCAGAGTCTATCTGCAAAGTCCCTTGTATATGAACCAGGCTCCCAATTTTTCTACAAATCAGTGTGTCAAAAGACCCATTTAAAACATACGAACCAGAAGTTATACAAGTTACGGTAGTTTCAAAGTTCTTCTCTTCGTAATCATCCAGCGTATTCACATCAGCAACTGCTACCGCAGCAGCCGGAAAAGCCACACCACCTGTACCTGAGGCCGCACCACCTATCCCAATACCAGTGGCGAATACTTGAGTGGCAAGGCCAGCGGTAGGCAAACCAGTGCAACTTGTCAGAGTTCCGCTCGCTGGAGTTCCAAGAGCAGGAGCTATTAAGGTTGGGCCATTTTCTCTTACAGGCGCACCAGTTCCAGTTGCAGCAGTCCATACTGGAGAAGCTGCACCTCCGCCCACAAGAATATCAGTTGTAGCACCTGCTGCCAACGCTATTGGATCAGTGGCCCCGTCACCAACCACTATTTCACCTGCAGCAAGCACACCCATCGGGGTTACTGCCCCAGTTCCAGAACCAAGAATAATTCCACCATCGGTTAATGTAGCTGCACCTTGTCCACCTTGAGCAACTGTTAAAGGAGTGGTAAGACCAGAAATACTGGTTATATCGGAATTGGCCCCATCACTGGCTGCGTTTGCAACCTTTGCTAATGGAATACCATTATCGTCAAGACCAGTCATGCTGGTTATATCATCGTTTGCTCCTCTTTTAGCCCCCCAAGAGTCAATTTGCACTGCACCTGCAAACAAAACATTAGCAGTTAATAAAACAGCAAGAATTGCAATTAACGCTATTCGCTTCCTCATTATTGTTCTCCTTTATTTTAAGTATTGTCGCTTCTTGATAACTCATACAGCTTGCCGTCAGCTTTTTGAATAAGCGTAAGGGTGTCCGTTGCAGCCATGACAAAGTTTGCACTTCCAGCTAAAAATATATTTGTGCCATCAGTAATCGTTAGGGCATGTTCTGCAATTATCGTTATTATTTGACCTGTCTTGCCGAACCTAAATTCAGTTATATCCGTCGCCCCCCCCGTTAAAAAAATTCTTCCACCACCTATAGCCGGATTAGCGACATTAGAGAGAGTCATAACATTAGGAGAATAGTCAGACACCGCAGCACCATAGAGCGATTGCACATCCCTATAGGCATTATAGTTGAATCCTTTAGCGAAGGAGTTATCCCTCACACTGAAGGTTTCTGGATATGTAAGAACACTCGGATATCCGCCAACTAAGGGAACAGACGTAGCAGAATAATCCCCTGTGTTTATAAAAGTGTTCCCTTCAACGGTTACCCCATAGCTTGGAGCAGAGTAAGAGCTGAACCGGACTACGTTCATATCTCCATAAGCGGCTGCCGTATGATTGCCACAATCTATAAACATGTTCCCAGAAATTTCACCACCAAGAAGACTGCCATAAATTTCAAATGGAGATACCGGAGACGCACCATTTACGGTCACTCCTCTTACAGTGTTGTTCTTAAATTTGAATCCATCTATCGGGTAATGCCCCGTAGCTCCATCGTCAAGTCCCCAATAAGACACTCCACCTACTGTGGCAGGATTTTTAACAATCAAATTATTTTCAACAGTGACATCTCTTAATCCACCAAAGCGCATAACTCGAGATGTAGTGTTATATAGTGTATTGCCAGCGAACCGAATTTTATAAGGGCTATCTGCGTGAATTGCTGTTTGATCTGTGGCCCCAGTTCCACCTACCCACCACTCATAGCCTATGCTTGTATTGTCTTTAAATGTATTGTCCAATACCGAAATATTTGAAGGTGCTACTGTCATCCCACCCAAAACCAGAGTAACGGTCCCTACTCCACCTCCAATGTCTTGAAAGGTATTTCCTTGTATGCGAATACCTCTTATCAAAGGCCAAGTGCCTTCTGGTTCAACATCTATAGCTCCAGGCATATCGGATCGGGTTGTTCTGGTGAAGTGGTTATTTATAATCTGAATATCCTCTCCACACATTAACGAAATAGCTTGACGATTGTTCTTATCCACACCGTCAAAATAATTATTGTCTATCGTCACATTCTGAAGAAACGCTTGGTAAAAAGCTGACGTGTCAAATTTAGTCGTGATACCAAGGTACATCGCATCACCACTCCAACCGATAAAGAAACAATCCCTTACGATCAAACCAGTCACACTCTCAAGGTTTAAAATATGTTTCTCCTGCGCCCAAGTCCCAGGGGTTGTCGGTTGGGTAAACCTGATATTATAAAAGGCAATGTTCTTTACCTGGTTTGCATCTGTGACAGGATTTGTTATTGCCGCATTAATATGAGTAGCAAAAGTATTATAACAATTCACTGACTGCCTTATCTCAGAAGCCCACCCAACGCCACGGAAGATGATATTGCTCTTAACCTTGACCCCATCAATAGTTCTCGAAGCATTTATTCCTGGAATGTTTATGCCTTCTATGAGATAAATTGAACTATCAAATAGAACTTCACCCCCAGCCGTAGCAATACTATCTACTGCTGATTGTATTGCAGCTTTCATGTCGGTTGTGCCAGGGCTCGTGTTCTCTCCAAACCATTCAGCCCGTGCAACTTTTAAACCAGCTATTGTAACAGTACCAAACACTTTGTATAAACCTAATTCTGGTTGACTTTCTAAAGTAAGTGTTCCAACGCCATCAATAACAACCCCACGCTCAACCTTCAGTGTGACATTAGCCGGGATTGTTTCGGATGTGGTCAGGGTATAAGTTGTCGTTGCCGCACCTGAATTGTGCCGGAGGACTATCGTGGCTTGATCAGCTCCAATCGTATCAATGCAATACTTAAGAGTGTCGTTATCTCCTGTTAAACCCTGATCAACAGCTGCATAACTTGGATAGCAATTATCTTGAGCTATACCGTCAGAGGTTGTGGAAGGAACATAGTAAACCTGAGCATCAGACGAGTCTAAAACTTTTAAAGAGTAAGTCCCTTCAACTAAAAGAGTAACTGGGGAGCCTGAATACACAGGGACACCTCCAGCATTAGTGTAAATAGGTTGTGTTACAGCTACAATTGTGCCATCTTCCTGTTGGACACTTAGCGTTTTTTGATTTCCAACTATCTCTGGGTCTAAGTCAGGTTGACCAACGTAGATTGAACCTAAAGCAATGGGCCTTCCTCTTGAAGTCTCAGGGAAATACTCTGGCCCTAAACGTACAGTCGTGTAACCAAAGCTGGTTGTTGCAATGCACATTACAATGAATAACACGCATAGAATAAGTTTTTTCATGCTCGCTCCTTTTAATTGTTATTTAACATAGTCTCTTTTTGGTACGTATATAGGGCTTCCCTTCTTGCCCTTTTCACGTTTTAGTTTATCTTCCCTTGCCTTCTTTAAAGCGGCTGCTGATCTTTCAGCACCGGTCTCCGCCTTTTTAACAGGTATTTGTTCGTGTGCAGGTCTTACAATCGGTTTAAAAGGCTTTGGTATACTTGACTTTGGGACAACATCACTACCTTTTATACCTGTAGACGCTCTGTCTGGTATTTTAACAGAGTCTTCTGCCACTTTTTCTGCAACTTTTGTTGCTGGTTCTTCTACTTTAACTGTAGGCTTATCAACCTTAATTTTCTTTTGTGCGTCCACGCTCCTGTCTACATCTTTAAACATCTTTTTTATTTTTCGTTTAGGATCGCCATAAACCTTTCTAAATGAGGACACTGCGAAAAGACCAAGACCTCCCCAAAACGTTGGTGAACTTCCTGCGGCTATACCTGTTATTAATTGATGACCAGCTATAACGTCTGTAAACGTTGGAAGTAGCTTAGTTACAGCGCTGTTACGTTCTGAGTTTGCAGCACGGGCTACGTCGTCCTCTATAGATTTAAGCGAGCTATAAATCTTTTTATATTTTAAGTAGTCTTCGCTACTTGCACCTTTTGCAGTCTCTATTACTTTATCCAAATCCTTTCTCAAGTTGTTACGTACCAATACATCCACGTATATTTTAGCGTAGTCTTTTGGAGACTTTGTAGGGTTTTTATAGTAGTTGTCCAATTTAGAGTTTAGCCTCTGTATGACCTTTTGCGTGTCAGCAGCGCCACCTGTCCAATTACTGTATTCCTCTATGCGCTCTTGTGCATATTTGATTACGTCTTTACCTTCTATCTGCAAAGACTTATCATTGATTATACTATCTGTTAAATTCTTTACTATATTATCACCTGTAACAGTTAGCGGTTGTCCGTCGGCGAGTGTTATTGCGCGCTCCATTTCAACATACGCAGACTTTTTTGTCTGGTCTAACGCCGTTTGTGTTTCAACGCTGTTCTCTGGCAATCTGTAAGTTACATCGCCATCGGAATCTAGCAGTTTTAAGTTTTTCTTGTTCTCAACAATCGACGTTATGGCTGTAATTTTGTTCTTATCAAAAGTGTTTATCTGCGCAGGTGTACGACCTTTAGCAATCTTAGGTTTGAACACTTTGTTAACTGTTTCTATAATACCTTCGTTAGCGTTTTTTGCAAGGTTTTTTGCATACTCGGTCACAACGCGCGCAGAGGGATCGGGAACTACGTCTGATACTTTTTTAACAGCGTCCTTTGTTACATCAGCAACCTTTTTTCTCGCTCCCTCTGTAGCTTTACTTAACAGACCAGCGCCCTTTTGTGCGGTACTTGCGCCAAGTAGTGTAGCTACACCTTCTAACGCTAATGCGGCATCAGGGTATTTTTCAGCAATCTCGGTTATCTTTGATCCAGCGGCACTGATATTCTCTAGCGCCCATTGACCCTCTTCTGTTTGTGCTAATTTAGCAAGTTTATTTTTAAGTGCTTCTTTAGCGGCATCGGGTGTAACAGCACTAACTGTACGCATAACACCTTCGCCAACTACATCACCAAGGGCAGCTACACCCTGCGACGCTGCTACAGCGCCTATTGCAGGGGCTTTCGCCATTATTGAATCTTGTCTCTTAGCGTAGTCAGTTACTTTGCCATAACGCGCTGATATGTCTTCTCCTACAGACTTAAAAAATCCCTTGTCTTCCTCAACTGGTGCAGTTTGAGGAGCCGCTGAGTCAACAAACTGAGCGTAAGGGTTCGCTTCTTGCCCTTGTAGACCTTGTTCCACTGGCATAGGTTGTTCAACAGGCTTTGCCATAAGCCCCTGTACTTTCTCAATATATCCCTCAGTTTCTTTAAACGGAGGTACGCCCCCATACTCATTAACGGCCCCTGGCCCAGCGTTGTATTTCGCAAGCGCTAACGGTACATTGCCTTCTGAATCTTTTAGTTGCTTGCCTATATACTTTGTACCCGCCATAATATTTTGATAAGGGTCTGTGGCATCTGTAAACCCCATTGCTTTTAAAGTGCCAGGCATAACTTGCATTAGACCTGTAGCACCTTTATTAGACTTTGCTGAAGATTTACCGTCACTTTCAACTTCAATCATAGCGCGTATTAGCGAAGGATCAACGCCGTAAGTCTCGGAGGCTTCTGCTATAATATCGTCGTAAGAGCTGTCTTCAACTTCCTCAGACTTCTTATCTAAGAATTGTTCGTAAGGATTAGTCATTATTCTCCTTCTGGAAGATACCCATAAGTCTTTTTAAAATAGTCTTTAGACGCAGGATTCTTGCGTAAGTAGTCTAAGGCTTCTGGAGTTGGTTTAGGTGCGCCACCTTTTTCAGGGGCCACATACTTACTTTTGTCGTCTTTGACATAGCCAAATCGTTTAAGCCCAAATGCTTTGTAGAACGGAGACATGTCAGCGGTTTTGCTAAACATATCTATCCACTGGATCAGTTCGTCTTCGGCCTCTAAACCCATTAACCTTGTTTTATTGACAATGGCTTCATACGTGTCTCCTGCACTTGGCATCCAAGGAATCGCGCTTACTATCTCAGTTTCAGTTACGGCTGTACCCATAAACTTTTTTCGCTCTTGTGATGTCAGTCGCTGTATACGAGCTATAGCTGTAGCTGTAGCTGAATCACCGCTTATACCTTGTCCCTGTAACCATTTAGCAATAGAGTTTTTCCATTTTCCTGTAGCCTTGTCCCACAACCCTTCTGAGTTTGCTTTGTTCAAATTTGTAGAAACAGAGGGCAGCGCCAATAACTCATGCAGTTCCTTTGCGTCGTCTAGCTGTGAACCAAGTTCTTGCATCGCTTTTATATTGCTACGTTTACCTGTAGCCGTGTAGAACGGCACTAATTCAGTGGGTAACAATGTAACAGGGTCAATATACAAAGAACCGTCATCGTTCATCCTGTAACTTTCATTTTCAAAGAACTTGTTAGGATCAGCAAGGGCCATTCTCTTGAGTTTGTCAACATTAGCTCCAACTTTAGCATCTTTACGCTCTTGAGCTGTAGTTTGCCGCCCTGTAGTTTGCGCTCCTCGTACAAAACCATCAGCGATTAACTCTTGTGCATACGCAGAATTAGGAATTACATCGTTTATAGTTCTTGTTGAGCCATCAGGGTTTTTCTTAGAATAAGTAACTGGTTTTGTATCATCTTCGCCCGCCTTACCTTCACCTACGGCCTCACGGTAAGCTTTCCATTTGTCTGGATACATAAACGCCAAACTCATACTTACATCTTTCCTTGTCTTTTCAGGGTCAGTTTTGAATTTCTCCATAAAGCCGTCTGTCTCTTTAGAAGATTCAGACGTAACGCCTTGAGTTTTCAAAAGCGCTTGTCTTGCCTTTATGAGCTTATCTACATTTTCCTCTGTAGGATCAAGCACAATGTCAAACATCAAATCTCTAAGGTTATCCTCAGTAATTTTATTTTTAGAGGCGATTGCATTTTTCATAACTCCCGCCATCTCTGGGTTAAGAATACTGTATTCCATAGCAGCGTTAGGATCACCTGTTTGATAAGCTTCTAACGCTCCTTGTCTTAACTTTTTTAACTTTGCTATAGCAGCAAGTTCTTTTTCTTCTGCTCGTTTACGTTCACCATACGCGTTTACCGTGTCACTTAATCCTGCCAAGCCTTGAGAAAAATCTCCACCTGGCTGAATGTAAAAAGGATTTCCATTAGCCATTAGAAAATCTCCCCTTTATTTTGTCATTATCAATGTTTAAATGAATCAGGGTTATAAGTATATTATCACTTCTTAGTGGTATTCTCATAACAAGATTCCTATTTTAGAATAGTCAACAAACATGAACAGGTTTTTTATAGATACCGCTGATTTAACTTTAGGATATACTTCATCTGCCATGCACCCAATTGTACTACCAGTTAAACCCATCTTATTTGCTACAATATTCCAATCCCAAGCGTAAATATTGAAACCTTTGTAGAGTCCAATTTTCTTTATGTTAATCTTTAGTCTTCTATCAGAAAACATACCAGCGTCATAAGCGGAAATTCCTAAATTTACAGCGCCCATAACGTTATTTCCCATATTTTGATAACCTTGTTGTTGAGCTTGTCCTGCTGCAATTATACCTTGCCCATACGTAGTACCAATTTCTGAAGTTTGTTGAGCTATTTGATTAGCATTAGAAGGTAACCTAGCAAGCCCTTGTAACCCCTGCATCTGTTGATTATAAGACTCTAATAGCGCTCTATTTTGAAGTTGAACATTGTAATCGTACATATTATGTTGCACATTACCAGAACGAAAACCGCCAGTGGCTGCAGCGTTACGCAGAATAGCGTCTTCACCGGCCTCTTGTCCACCCATAATTGAACCGTAAAGAGGCGAAGCTAACGCGCGATCTATTAAGTCCCGTTGTGAACCTGCACCCCCTTCAATGTTGTAAGCTCCAGCTATACCCTTTAAAGCCTCTTCTCTAAACAACTGAGGAATCTCTTCTGTCTCTTTAAGGTAAGCTAACGCCTCTCGTTGATAATCTGCTTGTATGTTTGCTCCTTGCACAGAAGCGTCTGCTGCTGCGTCCGCACCTTTATCTGCCATAACGCCGCCCACCACTGCTGCTCCAATTATTCCCACTGCTACCCACATAATATTACTCCTTTATTATTTTATAACCATCCTTCCAACCAAGAGAAAACCCCTCATTTACAATCTGTGTCAGCGGAACAGGGTAACATCGTAAATCGTTCGCTAACATAAATACAGGTCTACTAGTAAGATGGTAGTCTACATTGTCCACTGTTGGAGCTGAACTTATCGAGATAGCCTTAGCTTCTTTAGTTTCCATGTACAAACAATAAATGTTGCTTTGTTCTATTCTTCTTGATTGAATTGGGCAATAATCTGCAAACTTGTCTAAGAACGCCGCGTGTAACTCTGAAAGAAATATTGTCTTCTCGCCTTTATTCTTCCAATTATGAAACATAGTTCTGATTCTTAACATTGTATAAAGTTCTTTTGTTTCGTCATAAAACTCTTTAATATAGCCAAGTTCGTCTAAAGATTGAATTGAAAATACGACGCATGAAGCTTTTAGTCCAAACTTTTTTATATTCTCTAAAGCTTGTCTTTTTTGCTCGTAAATCCCTTTTGAGTAATTTTTAGGGTGTTGAAAACTTAAAGCAAACCTGTAATCATTTTTTCCTGAAATAAAGACCTCGTTTAAGGTTTGTTGAAAAAATGTATCGTCAGCCAGCTTTATCATATTAGTTATAGTTGATGGTTTCCATCCAGCAAAATAGGCTAATGTTGCAAACTCTATATAATCTTTTCTTACTGTAGGTTCGCCTCCTGACAACATGAGTCCGTACCCTGGATACGCGTCTCTAAGAAGTTGATCAAAAAATTGTAAAGGTTTACCGTCGTCATTTCCAGTAGGATAGTAACACCAAGGACACTTCATATTACATTTGTCGGTTATATGTATGATAATATGGTTGTTATTTCCCATAGTGCCTTTTTGATAAAAATTTGAAAAGTGTTTAAAACTCTTTTCAACTAAAGATTCAAACTTTCCATGAACATCGCACTCTTTCTCCATCCAAGCTTCATTATTTTTACAAGTAACGAAAGCAGGTATTTTCTTGTAACAAACAGGACAAAGCGATATTGTGGCTATCATTTTAAACCTCCATAATACACTGTAAATCGCTTATTCATGTTAGCTCTCAGCACTCCATAAACTATACTCTTGCGTTTGCTTAAATATCATTCTTGCCTCCGTCTTTATTAATTTTCATGTGTACCATGATTACGATGATATTTTCATTCATCTTAGCTACTGTCTTTTGCAGGTCTTTCAATTCATCAGCAAGTCCTTTTTTCTTTACAGCGCAATTTTCTTCAGTCATTATTCTTAATTCTCCAGATGATTTGAATAAAATCTTATTTGTTAAGCTCTTCTGGGCCTCTAATGAGGCTATTCTTCCCTTAAAAGCTACCCAGGCAGCAGAAACAGAAGCTATGAAAATCGCAAAGTAAACTAAATCTTTTAATAAAAAAGTCATATTAAATCTCCTGAATATAGTTTGAACATATCAACACCTTGTTAAATTAACATTTGAGTGTCTTATCGTTACATCTGCTCCACTCGTTTCGTTCTTTACCGACATCCAAACCCTGTCATCCTCTGAAAGAGAAATTAAACCAGCCGATCCCATAGCACCGTAATCAGATACACCACCAAACTTTCTGGATGAGGCTATATTGTCTGCAGCATCAAGATTTATATTCAGTTCAAATTTAAAGACTTCATTCGGATTTGAGCCAAATGCAGTATTATTCATGCTTGCACGATAAACCCCGTCTGACCCAGCGCCACATAACAAGTAAGAGCCCATTGCCCAATCTGTTGCCTGGTCTGAAGTGTAGGCTGCTATTATATAATAGGTGTCATCAGTGACCTTTGTTATTTCAAACGTTCCGTTATAATTCGTTGAGTTGTGTTGAGTAACTATATCTCCGGTTAAAAGGCCGTGTGCGGCATCTGTCATAAGAACCGTTCCGGCCACCGTACCGGAATAATCTGTAATGGTTCCAGATCCGGACAATCCAGCCATGAAAGTGAACCCGGACAAAAGGCCAGTTACCAAGGCTACAATCGCATGGTATACGTTCTGATTGCCAATAGTTGTGGCAACTGCATTTTCATAAACGAACATCTCAGCATAATATTGATCAACTAATTTAATCTCTTTCCTGGTTGTGCCGGTTGTCTGTGTTGCAAAAAACTTATCAGTTAAAAATTCAAGGCTACCAGGCACTGGCACTGTTTTTAATGGGCCTGATTGTAATTGCATGGGAGCCTTGTCAATTGTTCCGGCCTTTAAAATAAAGGTCAATGGGATTGAAACCGTCACACCACCGGCCCCATCATCCGTTACTGTTATCTCGTTTGCTGTTCCTGCTATCCAGGAAGCAAGTGTTGCTATGCTGACAAGCTTTTTAGAGGCATTGGATGATACCAGCCTTAAAGCTGTGAGATCATCCAGGATGATAGAATCAAACTCGACATCGGCACTCGTATCAATGTTTTGAGGTAAAGAGAGAGTTATCGTTCTGTCTGCGTTAATAGTAACGACAACTTGGTTCACTGTACCTAAGACATCATCGGGGGATAGAAGGTCGGCCACTACACCTGCTAGCGAAGTGAAATTTTCAAATAAAGTCAAATAGTCTTCAATCAACGCATCAGGCCACTCTGTTATTTGCTGCAATTCAGCAGCACTTAAAATTAAACCTCGCAATCTACTTGTTAGCGTTAAATCAGGCATGAGTAACCTTTAATAAGGCAAAAGCCATTCTTGATTTTGTTGCTCCACGAAATTTAAATCCAACCCAATCAGCAATATAGCCAATCCGTCGTAACACAAATTTTTTGTTGTACTCATTGGGTTCGCCATACTCTTGCCAATGCTCTGTACCGTAAGTCAAACCATCAAACGTCATAGAAAAAGCAACTTTAGCATTTATAAACGCTGTATGACCTGGGATAATTTCTATTTCTATTTCATCAATAGATTGAGTTTCAAGTTTCAAAAAAGGAGAATATAAAATCCACTCTTGAATTTCATCGTAATGAGTGAAAACAGTTTGATCCAGTTTTCCTATAAAGGGATCTCGTTTATCTCCATAAACCCATTGGGCTAAATTAGCATCAAATACCCCATTAATTCCTCGGTATAAAGCGGAACCTATAATGTTTGTTTTTAAAATGCTCCAAGCAACCTCAACTCCAAACTGTAGTGCGATCGTTTCGTTGAAACAAAGTGTTTCATTAGGAAGATGAACTAAGATAAAACTTGTACTATTTTCTTGCCTACATTCCATTCGCATATCAGCAAGTTGTGGCTCGGTATAAGCAGCAAGTATTTTATCAATTTCTTTTGTAGAGATCTTTTCAGAAGATCCTACACCTAAAGCATGAACACCAACAGCTTCTGATTTACGTCCACCAGTAATAAAGAATTTAAATGCACCTTCGCATTTAGCATGAGTAGCGACAATGCCAATCTTCTGTGCTCTTGTAACCACACGTTGAAACGCAAAGTTTTCCTGTGCGATATTAACGAAGTATTCTAAAGAGTATCTGCCAAACACCATGACTTTGTTGTCTTGGGTTTTAGCTACACCTAAAGACTTATCAGGCATAAACTCAGCAGTTGCGTATTTTAACGGATCAATGGAAGTTTCGTCATCTACGTCTGTGTGGAATATATATTCGCCATCGGTCATAAAGTAATAAAGATCTACCCAAACACCATCAATTGGACTTCCCAAGTCAGGATCAACAACTTCAACAAATCCTCCAGTGGGAGAATAAAGAAAGAATTTACCGTCTGCTATAATGCCTTGGGTGTTGAAAGAGTAAAAATCTTCCATTCGAACTTGAGAAGTGCCTGGAATTGTGCCTAATTCAGTTGTTACTCCTCCGACAACCTTTATAAGTTTAGTCCCAGAAACACGATAATGCTCTTCAAAACGGTCATTGTAATTAGCGCCACGATCAACGCCTGAACCTGTTGCGATTTGAGTTAGTCCAGGATAACACTCCATATAGCCTTGTGCGCCTAAAATTTCACGTTTTATGGCGTACATGTTGACAGGCAAAGCATCTCTGTAATCGGTTTCAATTCCGATCTTATCGCCTTTTATTAGTGTTATAGGGGCTTTCATTACATGTCTACCGTAGTTAGTAGAAAGGTTCTGACTCTTGTAACAACTCTACCTTCTGAAGTTGTCACTACAAACTTTGCACGTAAAGCGTCGTTGTCACCGCCTACGGCCTTTATCGTGTACTCAATTGTCTCAGCGGATGCAGATATTGCTTCTGCCGTTACAGTGAGTCCGGTGTCGGTTTCTAAAGTGTATGCAGTAATCGTCTCTCCGTTGTGTAAATACGCTTCGTATGACTCAACAAAGTCATCAATATCATCAATGTACATTTTAATTGTTTGAACTTCGTTTGGTACAGGTATTGGATTGTTGTAAAACGGATTGTGAATAGACGACAATGCGTTACCAGAACCAATAGGTTGTCTATTTGGCGCTGCTACTTCACTAACAACCGCAGTGGAAGAATACAGATAAGATGCGCCTGATCGAGCAAGGGATAGTAATACGGGGTCTGGGTCTTTTCCTTTTCCAAAATCTGGAAAAAGTCTAAGGGCTAATACACACGATAACGAATATAGTTTATCTAACCCTATTCCAGCGGAATCAGCAAGATCAGGGGCTTCTTTAAAATTGTAGCGTAAGTCAACTTGCCTTATGGCAAATTCAGCCGCTAATGACTCTAATCTACGCAAGCCTAAAGTCAAATCGGCTGGTGAAGGCTCCACCGTTAATCCAGAGACTCTCAGAAGTGAGTAAGTCTCTTCTAAAATATCAGATTTAAGAAGCACTGATCTCTCCTTTTAACTTGTCAATTCGTTTGTTATACCAGTTTTGAATTTTAAGGTCTTTAGCTGCCACCCTGATTTCGTCATCTGATAGCTCGTCAAGATTAATACGCTTTAATAGTTTGTTGTCTTCTTCGACTTCTTTCTTCACTTGTTCAATTGGCGTAGCAGAAGGTATAGTGTCTCTTGACAATGACCAACCTTCTTTTAAAGCAGCGTGTACTTCGTAAGGGTCAACTAATTTAGTTCCTTTAGGGCCGTACATTACTACACTCATTTTAAACTCCAAGATGAGTGGGTACGAATACCCACTCATATTTAATGGAAAGGGTTATGTTACTATTTCAACAGCTTTACCAGTTGTAGCTTCAGTCGGAACAGCGCCCTGTACATAAATGTTAAGGCTTGCTCCGCCAAGTATGGAAATGTTTATACCTGTTGGATCAATCATAAGAACATCGCCATCAGTTTGCGCTGCACCAAAATTAACGGCATTTGCAGGATCAGCAACGGCCAACACGCAATTCCAGAAAATAGGTCTGACCAACAGCAAACTACGCTCAACATCTGTTGCGTTCTTACCATAAATGAAGCACACATCTGCATGAGCTGCTTTAGTTAAGAATCGGCAGTCTACAAATACACCATCACGGCAAACTTTTCCGGTAACAGTTTCCCGATCAAGTTTAACGCATGGACATTCCTTGCCAGAAGCGCCTCTGGTATTAACAAGAGAGCCGAAAGTACAAGAATCGAAAGAAGAACTATCTCCGTTCATAAGCAATTCTGCTGTTAAATCCGTAAGCAGCAAGCCAGACTTGTAAAATTCACAATTGATATACCTGTTATATTCTCCAGCTTCTTCTACGCAATGCAGGTTTGTTGCAAGTGTATTGGAGTTTACGAATTTAATGCCAGTAAAGGTGTTTCTGACTCCAGTAACTCTCAGTGTAGCTGTGTCAGTTGCAACGATAGTGATACCGAGTTCAACTTTTGCACCCGCCCCTTGTCCAAAAATGGGTGAAGGCCCATTCATCCCAAATACGTGAATACGGTTCTTTGCCCACGTAATCATAGCAGTCTCAACAACTGTTGAATCGCCATCTATCAAAATAACATCATTGTTATTTGAAGTAGCTGCTGCGTATGCTGCACTCAACTTTTTAAAAGCTGTCTCCCAGGATAACCCATCATTTTGATCCGCACCATTGCGGTAATCAACATAATAAATGGTTCCTGGGCCTTGTCCGTTTATAACACTTTGAATCTGACTTCTACCAATTTGTAACCCTGTGTGAAAAAAATCTTTTTTGCTCATTTTCGTTCTCCCTGTTCTGGAAGTGGGGAAGTTATCCCCACTTCGGGATTAAATTAAGCCGCTGTAAACAACGGAGCTGCTGCTGCACCTGCAAGACCGAGAATAACCCATCCTGCTGTGTCATTAGCATACATCAGAATCGCCTTATCTCCAGCGTCATCAAGGGCAATAACTGACCAACCTGTAGCTAACACAGGGGTAAGATCAACGTCACCGCCGTCTGTTTTATGATCTACAATAAGCACCTGGCCTGGTTCACCATTTGGAAGCGCCAATGTGCAAGCTCCGGCTGTTGAGTTAAGAGTCACGTAGGGATGAGTGATTTTTACTGTGTCCGCTGTAATTACCAACGTCTGCGCAAGCACATCTGACGCGAAATACTCTTTTGATCGTTGCCGCCATTCCATATTTCTTGTTTTGTTCGCCATCTTTTACTCCTTTGTTCAAAAGAAGGGTTGTTACACCCTTCTCAAGGGTTAGTAATTAAGGTTATTAGTAAGTTACTGCTACTCCACAGTTCTGTGGTTGACAAACTGTAACTCCGTACCATGTGAAGAGCCTGAATCTGAACGTAAGCTCGATAATGTTGCCATCGTAGAGCATATACATCGTCAGGCCATTCTTCATTTTGGTAGAGATAACTTTCTTGCCGTCAAACTGAGAAAATAACTCTGCTGGAATAGTTCCGCCGATAACTTCGATAGCGTCTTTGTCCCAGAACAGGTTTGTAGCATTTGAAGCGTCAATATTAAGACGATCCACAGTAGCCGCGTTAAGTACAGTCGTATTAACATTGGCGTATGCTTTTTCCAGAAGACTTAGTGCAGCGTCATCGGCAGCAATCGGTTTCGGGAATACTTCAATGTGCGTAGCATCAGCAATAGATACAATGGTAAAAGTCATTGGCTGTCCAGTGTTTACCTTGTTACCCAAGCCAAGGGCTTTAACGGTTACAGCCGTATTTGAGAAAGTGACCTTATCACCTACCGTGTAGCTGCTGGAATCTGCTACAACGAAAGTGGCAGACCTTGAATCAACGTTTGTCACAACGTGAGTTGTAGCGTGTTTTGATCCGCCTTCTGGTTTAAAACTGTGATTGCCTGTTACAGTAGTTGCAGGATCAGCGCCACCGTCTAACGTTGGAAGGAATGAACCTGTATAAAGGTTAAACTGTGCAACATTCTGTGCAAGTTGACCTTTCGCCCATACCTCTTCTGCTCTTCCCTGTAAGGTCTGACGTGCTGCAAGGTCTTCGCCAAACAAACGGTTGTCTCTATCATTCAACATGAAGTTACGTCCGTTGTTGACCAACTGACGCTCATTCATTAACACTTGCGCCTGGGATATAAAATCATATCCGCTGGTAGCGTTTGAACGATAAAACAAAGAACCCTGATTGACAATTGCGGAAGCAATATCGTCATTAAGTTCTGTTGCTTGCCGTCTTCCTGAAATCTTAGCGCGTTTTTCCCAGAATTGTCTATCCCTCATCTTATCGGCGCGCTGCTGAACAAGATCATTGTTTGGCGTACCTAAAACTGCTGGATAAAGTTCTTCAATGATCCCAGTCTCTTCACCTGTCAAATCCCATCCTGAGATTATAGGTGCGTGTTGCTGAACGTCCTGCCAAATAACATTGTCGGCGTTCTGCATTTTCTTAGGATCAGGTTCACTGAACGATACGAGATCAAGCATAGAGTCCTGCTGCTCGTAAGTCTCAACCGCATTTTCAAAAATTACTTCTATTGTTTTTCCTGTTGTTAGTGCCATTACTTATTCTCCTTACCAAATCTTAACATCTGAACCCTCTTTTTTGGCCTGTTGTTTGAGGTTATACGCCAACTGCAAATCACCACTCTTATGTGCAGCTTCGTATTTTCGTTTTAACCCTTTTGCGTTTCCTGAATTAACGTCCCCATTAACATTCTTAGATGGTGCAGGTGCGTTTGATCGGTGTTTAGTTGGTGTTGTTAAACGTTGTTTTTCTTGTCCAAGGTAAACTGCTGCTCTTAATCCTGTTGGATCATCGACAAGCAGAGCTTGTAACTTATTCAAAGCTACTTCGTTAACGCCAAGATAGTACATTACTTTTTCTGAGCCGTCACCGAGAGTTGAAATAAAACTGTCGGCAATAACGTCGCCCATTCCTGGTCGCAAAGAGTCTATAGTCTTACGTACTTTCTGATCGGCATGTTTAAAAAGTTCAGGAGCTATTCCACTCTTAGCCAACAAACTTGAAGCGCGTTCATAGTGCGCGTCTACACGTTCGTCCAAAAGAGCTTTATTCTTCGCTTGGATGTAGCTTTGCTCATCGCGCATACGTATTCTGCGCATACGGTCATCCGCGTCCCAATCTTTAAATTCATCTAAGGCCTTGTCGAACTCCGCCTGATCTGTATAGTCATCAGGATTAGGTCTGAGTTTACGCTCAGGCGTTTGACGAGCTTTTAAAGCAGCGTTTTCTGCTCTAATCTTGACCAGCTCATCGTCTTTTTCTGAGAGTCTACCACGTAGCTTATTCTTCATTTCTACGTGAGCGCCTACAGGTACGTAGTCCTTGTCTGCTTTTTTATCTGGATCATCTGTATCCATCCAGAGCGCAGGTTCTTTGTCAACGCCATCATCGTCATCATCATCGTCATCAACACCAACGACAACTTTAGGTTCTTCAGCCGCAGCGACCTCAACTTTAGGTTCTTCAGCCGCAGCACCAGTCTTTACGTTAGCGTTTAACTCTTCTTGCTCCTCAGCCGCTTTGTTTTCCTTTTTTAATTCTTCCAACGTCTTTGTCATTCTACTTTCCCCTGTAGTTAGGTAAACCCGATAATAGCCCATCGGTAGGCTGCGTTTTTAATGTGCGCCTCATCACAGTAAGTCCCCGTACTGTACGGTAAACCCCTTGTTGCCCAAGGGTAGGGTTATGTTGTTTATTCTTCATCTTCTCTGTTTACGCCAAGTATACCTGTGGGTACGCCAGCCGATGATCTAAGAATATTAGGATCATTTGGATTATACGTACCTTTATTACCTATTGCTGATTTTATTTGTCTTGGGTTCCAAACAGCTATTGTATCATGCTTATTGCCCAAATCAGACTCTTTTAAAAGTATTCCATCAAAACCAAGTTCTTCAATTAGATCTATGATCTCTTTTCGCTCGTACACAGCCCAATTTCCTTCTTTGTGTGTTCCTGTTTTTAGTACGTCAGACATACCCGGTATACTTCTCAGTGTGTCTTCTACAAGTTTGTAGTCTTTTCTTGGGTCAAATAAATTCTCCGATTTCAGGTATACCGGGTATACTGCTGCGTCCGATTCGCCTTCCATTTTAAACCTTCTTGGAGGTTGTGTTTTACTTAGCGTATCGTATTGCTTACTCCACGCTACCTTATCTTTATCGTAAAGTTCGTCAGAAGTCTTGTAAAACTCTGCCCAATGCTCTTGTAGGTTCTTCTCGTTTTCCTTAGTCCATTTTGCATTACGTAGATCCTCTGGTTTTTTTTGTCTTCCAGAGGCCCATCTCGACGCAAATTCTGGATCTTTGCTAAAGAACATAAGTCTATCTTTAAATTTAGTTGCTTTAAATTCGTTAAATGATTCTTTAGTGCCGTGATACATTACCATAGGACTTCCATCAGGATTAGTAACCTTACTTCCACTAAACCACTTATCAAAGTTCAATTTCTCATTTTTAGCGGAAAGTGTTTTTCTTCCACTACCAAAGGAAGGGAAAGAGCTAACAACATTAGGATTTAGTCCTTTTCTTCCCATCGCCGCTGTAAATCCACCACCCATTGCCAATTCCATATTTAATTCTGTAATAGACAATAAATCTTTAATAGAGAGTTGTTGCCCTGTCATACCTTTTTGTATCGCTTCTCCCGCGTTCTTTAATGGCTCCATCAACCCTTCTCTGATACGCCCGCCAATGACTGAACCTATATTGTCGTAGTCTATAGGTGTATTGCCTTCTGCTGTTACCTCACTCTTAAAACTTGGAGCCATAACAGAATTACGTGTAAAACGGCCTAACAAGCCCTTTAACCCACTCAAAGGCCCCGTGTCTTCTGGAGCTTTTATAGAACCATA